GATTCTAGACCATAAGTGTTAGTGTCTTGAGTTGGAGTTGGTTCTCTTGGTTCAGGAGTAAAAAGGTCTTTTATATCATCCCATAATCCCATTAGCTTATAACCTTTCCGCTACTTCCTGAATTAAAAAGAATTGGCATATCATATCTATTTTTACCTCTTGCTTCTAATTCCATTTGTGTAGCTAAACCATATGTTGCATCGTTAAATATTTTAGTAAGTGGATTAAACTGTGGTAATTCGTTTAATGCATTAGCTCTTGTAATTGCACTTTGAGCAATCATTGAAGGATCAGCTAAACTCATATTTTGACTTTGTAATTCAGCTTTTGCTGTATTAATTGCATTTTTAGAATCTGTACTATATTTGTTGGCAGTTTGTGCCATTTCAGAAGTTGCTTTATCTAAGTCTTTTTGTAGTTGAGCTCTTTTATTTGCTCCAACAGAACTATTAGTAAGATTTGATCTAGCTAATGCTAAACGTAACTGTTTCATTGCATCGCCATATTGATCTTCAATTTGAGGTTTTGCATAATCAGTATAAGCCTGACCTCTTTGAGTATAGAAAGCATCATCAAAACCACTAAAGGCTTCATCTATTTTATCTCTACCTTTTTCTATTCGACCTTGCCGAGCCATTTCTTGCTGTCTTTGTAGATCGGCTGTCCGTTGTGCAGATTTGTTTGATCCTAAACACATTGCTCTATTACTCCATTTTTAACCCATTTTAAATTAGCTTCACCCTTGTTTCTAACATATGCAAAATTATAAAAATCTTCACCATTTTTACCATAGCCTTTAAGTGTTGATTCCCTTTTCAATCCTATAAATTCAAGCCATTTATGAACATATTCATAACTAGCTATTGATTGGCACTCAACCCTATGAGCATTTATATCATTAAAATGCGGAATAATCACTTTTAAAATAAATTTTGTCAGGCTTAAATAGATTTTGTTGAAACTGTCTGTTGCAAATAATCCAAAACTCCACACACCATTTCTTAATGGTGTATAAGTCAAACAGCAAATCTTTTCATCGCCATTACAAAAAACATATGTATTGTTAATATTACTTCCCCACATTATTGATAAATGCGTTGCTAATTCTTTACGATTATCACAATTTGTAACTGCTAATAATTCTTCTAAATCTCTATTTCTCATTCCTAATGCCACTTCATATATATCTGCGATTGTTGCGTAATCCCATTTCATTAACCAGCATCACTACTTTCATAATGAACTACTACATTTCCTAATTTTGCATTTCCTTGTTTTGTACAAACAAATTTTGGTGCTATGTGCGTTGAATACCCAGTCATTGATACTCTTCCTAACCCATAAGTTGTTTTATTTACTGTCGCTATTTCTTCTATTGTTGATATGTCTGTTGGGTCTGTTGCAACACTTACTGTCCATTCATTTTCACAAGTAACATCTAATCCAGTAAAATCTTTTGAAGTTGCTGGTGATCCAGCATCAAGAAATGGTAATTGTACTTCTACAGTTGAATTATCATATGTTTGGTTATCTGTTCCACCTAAAGCATATAAATCATTGCCACTTCTAGCGAGTATATTAGTTCCGTCAAATGCCCATTGATTAACAGTAAATCCAGTTTCATAAACAGACCAAGCACTTATTTTAGATGATGGGTAATAACTAAATACATAAATAGAATTGCCTAATGCTAACATATATCGACCATCTATAGGATTAAGTATTGCTGTTGCTTCTTCTGAAATAGAAGTATCTGCCTGAATTGCTTTAATAATTGTGTCATCAATAGGATTGCCAATATCTCCTACAAAAGCAGCATTAGATGAATCTCTTGCTCTAAGGCTTCTTATTCCTGAATTAGATAGATAAAAAACATCGTTATCACCAAATTCAACAACAGTATTTGGAGCAAAAGTACCAGTATTACCTAAAACCTGAACTTGAGAATTTCTTGTATCATCCGCATCAACAAACCATATTTGAACTGCTTGTTTAGCAAAAACTGCAATATTATCGAAATAATTTGCTATTGCTTGTAAATCTTCTGATCCTGATGCGTTATTTGATAAATTAATAAACCCAGCACCTTGAGAAGTATCATTCCATTCATTAGGATCATTTGTTGCAGAATAATGTAACAAACTATCAGACAGAGAATACATTTTAGTTTTAACTGGCTTTATGTAATTACCAGGAGTGTATGTTGGCAAACTACTTGCTCCACCATCTAAATATGTTTGTGATGTTGGTACAAAAGCTGTTGTAACATTTCCTGAAACAGTAATAACAACAGCATAATTATTAAAACTAGATCCACTTTCTTTAGTAATAATATTTACATTTTGATCGACACTTGTAGCTTCATATTCAGGGGTCGTTATATATTCATTAATAGCATCTGCAATAAGTGATGCAAAATATGTGTGTGACGTTGACCAAACAATTTGTTTATCAATTATTGAAACACCATTTACAGTTATATTTGTAATAGCATTATCAATACCACCTGACATATTGACTATGCTTCCTACTGTAACCGCACCATCCACTTCTGTTGTAATTGCAAAACCATTTGTTAAAATTCCTACATTGGATGCTGTTATTATTACAGTATTAGTGGATGAAGTGGCTGTATAATTGGGAGAACTTGAAAAGTTATTGATTGCAGTTGCAACATTTGAAGCAGTAGTCGAATTATCTCCAGTATGTGCAACAGAGTTGCATACAGCCACCCCATTTATCCTGACTACTCTTAAATCATTACCTGAAAAAGAGTTACCGCCAGTAATTTTAAAAGAACCAGTAGCAGAAGTACCTCCAGCACTTCCTCCAGTTATTTGAAATTTATTTCTTGCCCTTGCATCAAACCAATCTGTAATTCTTGTTCCATTATAAAAATGATAAATTCTACCATCTTCATATTGTGCTGATGCATACACTTGTCCGTTAAAAAAACTTGTTCCTAATATCGATGTTATTGCAGTACTAGGTGTTGGATGTTGCAAACGCATATAATTTAAGTTTGCTGGTGTTCCTGATGCAAAAGTTACTGCACTAGATGCTTCGTGACCAAAAACATATATTTGACCATTAGATGCTGTCAATCCAGTACTGTTTGAAGGTAAAGTTGTAAGTTTTACAAATGCTTGTCGTTTTTCAATTTCACCACCACGATTAATGTGAGCATTTTTAAGAGTTACCAATGTTCCAGCTTGTGCTGTTACGTTAGATCGTCTGTTATCTAAACCACCTCTAAAATCTTCCACAAGAATGTATGGCATTGATTAACTCGTAATTGGTGCAATAAGAAATGGTCTTTTTGGTGTGTACATTCCGTCAGGCTCGTGACCACTCAAGACGAAAGGATCAGATTTTGCGTTTCTAGCTTTTAACCTTGCATAATGTGCTTGTGCTTGTGCTAATTTATTTTGATAATCTTGTTGTTTTTGTCTTGAAAGCATTTCGGCTGCACTAAACAAAATTAATAGTTGGTCATCTAAATCAGCAGTATCAGATTCCGAAACAAAAGCTGATAAATTTTTAATTCCATGAACTCTTAATGTTCCATCTAAAGTTGTTGAATTTCCATCTTTATTTGGAACTGGAAACACTTCTATTTGGTTATTTTCATAATTATCATATCTTTGAACTGGATATGAAGTTACACCATTATCGCTGTCAAATGCATTGTAATGATGGGAATTAATTCCATACTCTATTCTTTCCCACATATCTCCATGTTTAAATTCAACATTTACAATACGTTCAAAAACAACATCGCTTGGCATATCATAATATCTTTGACCATTTTGAATAAGAATTGATCTTTTTACTTTCAAAAAAGACCATGCATAATCATCCCATAGTCTTTTTTGTGTTCTTTGAAGTGTATTTATCAAAACATCTCTAGTAGTTTTGCCTAAAGAAGTTTGTAATGAGTGTCCTATTTCTGAACGTAAATCATTTATTAAAACACCTAAAGTTACACCTCTGGCCATCTACTTTTCCTTTTTAGTAGCTGGTTTTTTCTTAGTTACTTTTTTTAATCCGTCTAACCATACTGGATCATAATATGTATCAGGTATTCTTGTTTCTTTTAAAGTTTTTGGCATTTCACCAAATTGACCTAAAGTTGTAGTAACTCTTTCGTCACCATATTTACCTTTAAGACGATCTCTTTCATCATCATCAGAATGACTATATGCACCAGTAATTTTTATTCCTGATACAGCACTATCTCCATGAATAGACTTTAAAACAATTAATTCAGGAGCAGAAACCATATTTAAACATACGACTTGTCCAACATCTCCGCCAATTGCAACATTACAATCTACATATTCCATATATTTCTCCTTTTAAGTGGAGAAGAAGCTCCCGACAAACTTCTTCTCCAACATAGAGTTTACGAAATTTCGTAAACACCATGACAGTTAAGTTGACTTGCACACAATGTTGCGGTTGTAGTCATCGCACGATACATGACGTATTGTGTCGCTGGTCTTGCTGGTGC